CGCCGTCCTCGCGGCCAGTGCCGCGCCGACGGCATTCGAGCACGACCATGCGGGCCAAAAAGCCATTGGTCAGCAGCCGCCGCGACAGCGCCTCATAGAACTGCTTGGGCACGGCTGTGCCGAAGATCGACAGGGACGGTTGATCGATGACTGTCCGCTCGCGCCCGGCCTTGGCGCGCATCACATAGACCCCGCTGGCGCTGGAATACATCTGCAGCAGCATTGATACGATCTGCTCGTGCCGGCATCCCTCGCCTGGCTGACCCGCAACAGCAGCCCGTCGATCTCGTCCACCTGATAGAGGACAGCGGGCTGGATGAACAGGCGGTCCTCGATTCCCTCGCCGCTGGCGAAGCTGTTGCCCAGGCACTCGGCCAGGCCCGCCTCGTACAGAATGCGCTGGTTCACCTTGCGGGCGTGGTCCTTGCCGACGCCAGAGTTGGCCAGACCCAGGATGTAAAGGTTCGTTTGGTTGCCCATCGGGTCACGGACCTTGCGGCCCGCCAGGACTGCCTGCAGCGCCAGCGCCCCACAGAAGGCCATGACTCGTTCCGGGTACGGCGCGGTGTCGAGCGTGTAAGCCATCACCTCGTCGATGAAGCCAGGAACGCGAAGCAGCTCGTCGGCAATCGATCCGGGGTCCTTCGCATCGACCTCGTCGTCCGCCGGCGCCTCGGCATACATCTGGTCCCAGTGGTTTTCGGTCAAGGCGACCGCGATCTGATCCGGCTCGTACCTGGCGATGCTTGCGGCGATCCGCTCGACCTCGCGCGGCGACAACGGCGGCGAGCAACGGTCCTTGTTGGTCTGGAGGAGCGCGGCGGCGATCTCGGCCTGGGACATCCCGACCCGGCGCATATTCCCGCCCAGGCGTGCCAGGGTCGCGTTCCGTTGCCCCTCCGGGATCGCGTTCGCCTCGGGCGGACCAGCCGCGACGTGGGCGAACGTGGGCGTTCCGTTGGCCAACGGGGCGGCCAACCGGTCGAGTTCCTGGGCCAACCAGGGCGGCGGTTCGGGGAGGCGGTCGGGCGGGTCGTCCAACTCCAGACCCGGTGCCCAGCGGTACCGCCTTCCCGCCCGCGACCACGGACGGCGGGGCCACGATGTAGCCGCCGTCGGCGCGCGTATCGACCTTCGCCGCCAGCCGGCCCTCGGTGCAGCGCCAGTTCTTGCCCTGCGGCTGCCGGAACAGGCGGTGGCTGCCGCCGCGCGGCGTCAACGCCATCGGCCCCGCCGCCAGCTCCAGCAGCCGGTCAGGGTCGTCGCCGGGCCAGCGGTTGCCGTCGCCATCGATGTCGATGACCACGAGCCCCGCGGTCGGAATGCCGATGTTGGCGCTGGGGTGCTGCGCCCACCAGCGCTCGATCTGCTCGGGATCGACGGTCGCATCGTGGAAGCCATGTTCGGTGAGCGGCGCTTTACCGCCCGGCGCGCAGGGGAAGACCGGATAGCCCATCTCGGCATAGCGGAGAGCAGCGGTTAGTAGCTCGCCAGGGGTCACCACGGAATCTCCTCCTCCGCGGCGACCGCGTTGTAACCGAACGGGAAGTCGAGAGCGTCTGCGGGCAGCTCCTGGTCGTCCAGCGGCGGCGGGATGTCGCCCAGCTCGTAGCCGACGATGCGGTCGAAGTCATCACCCGTCATGGCGCGGATGGTGATCTCGCGGGTGGGGGCCAGGCGTCCGTTTTGCGCCAAGGCGACTGCCTCCTCGGCGGTCTCCGGCACCGGCTCCTTGGAGCGCCGTCTCCACCAGTGCACCGCCTTCTGGCGGGCATAGCCGTCGTGCTCGAAGCAGATCCACTCCGACTTGTAATCGTTCCAGCCCACCTTGTAATCGACGCGCATGCTCCGGGGCGCATCAGGGCCGGCGCCGCGCTTGGTGTGAACGCTGTAGAACACGTCCCGCACGGCGCACTTCGTGGTCGTGACCTGACCCGACAGGATGCCGGCCTCGCTGGCCTTGCCATCGTGCGGCGTCCGCTGCGGCGGCGGGAACTCGTATCCGCAATCCGGGCAGCGCGCGTAGCCGGCGGCCACGACCGACAGGCATTCGGGACACTCCTTCGCCGGCGCCTGGCCGTTACCGCCCGCGCCGTACTGCTTGACCCGGATTTGATCGACCGGGCCATGCCGCAGCACGTTGCCGCCAAAATCCAGGACCAGGCAATTGTGCTTGCTGGGGTGCAGGCGGAAGCCCCGGCCGACCATCTGGTAATAGAGGCCGGCCGACAACGTGGGACGGATCAGCGCCACGCAATCGATGTTCGGGGCGTCGAAGCCGGTGGTCAGCACGTTGACGTTGCACAGATACTTCAGCCGGCCCGCGCGGAACTCATCGAGCAGCGCGTCGCGCTCGCCGGTCGGCGTCTCACCGGTGATGAAGCCGCAGGTGATGCCGTGCCTGTCTTTCAGCACACGGACGATGTGCTCGCCGTGCTTGATGCCGCTGGCGAAGATCAGCACCGCCTTGCGTTTGCCGGTGTAGCCGACCGTCTCGCCGCAGGCGGCCTCGACGAGCCGGTCGTCGTCCATCAGGTCCTCGACCTCGTCGGCCACGAACTCGCCGGCCCGCACGTGCAGCCGGCTGAAGTCGGCCTTGTTGATGCCGGCCTTGGTGATGAGCGGGCAGAGGTAGCCCTGGACGATCAACTCGCGGACGCCGACCTCGTAGCAAACGTGGTTGAGGAAGCCGTCCGGCGTGCAGATCGAACCGGTCTTGAGGCGGAACGGCGTCGCCGTGAAGCCGATGATCCGCAGGTTGGGATTGATGGCGCGGGCGTCGGCCAGGAACTGCCGATACATGCCGTCGCCTTCGGGCGGGATCATGTGCGCCTCGTCGATGACGACGAGGTCGAAGGCGTCCAGCTCGCACGCCCGCTTGTACACGGACTGGATGCCAGCCACGATCACCGGGTTTGCGGTGTCGCGGCGCTTGAGGCCCGCCGAGTAGATGCCGAAGCGGACCTCGGGACAAACCTTGTTCAGCTTCTCGGCCGTCTGCTCCAGCAGCTCCTTGACGTGGGCCAGGATCAGGACGCGGCCTTGCCACAGGCCGACTGCATCCCTGCAGATCGACGCCATCACCGGCGTCTTGCCGCCGGCGGTGGGGATCACGACGCACGGGTTGTCGTCGCGCATGCGCAGGTGCGCGTATACCGCCTCGATGGCCTCGTGCTGATACGGTCGCAACTCCATCACCCCGTCTCCGTTTCCCGACTTCGGTTGGCAGGCAGATCATCGTCGTGAATGGTCAGCATGGCCTGAGTCAGGCTGGAGCCGGCCACAAGCGGCGGGCCACCCAGCAGGCGAAGGACCTGCCGGGCGGCGTTGCCGGCTTCATTCTGGTTTTCGCGGAAGCTGCCCAGGACCAGGCCGTGCTTGCTGGTTGCGACCCAGCCGTGAATCTCCATCGCGGTTATCCTCGACCTGTCGCAACGTGACCCGGACCTTGCCGGCCGGTGCCGCCGCGCACTTCCGGGCATGCAGGTCGACGATCTGGCTGTCGTCCAGGTAGGCCCCGCCATGCTGGAGCGCATCGAGCAAGGCCTTCTGCACGTTGTCGATGTCGCGCCGGCGGTTGTCGGGCGGGTACACTTCGACTTCCACGGCGAGCAGGCCCTGGAGCGGTTGCACGCGCCGGGCCGCGAGGATCGCCATGACGCGCTGGCGGAAACGGCGGCCCTCGTGGCTGATCAGCGTTCGCGGCCCCACCCGCCGCCAGTAGTGGTTGATCGACGGAGGCCACGGCAACTCAAATGTCAAATGTGCTTCCATGTGCGACCTTTCACCAAGGCGATGACCGTGGCGCGTGTCAAACCACAGAGGGCGGCGATCTCGCCATAGGAGGTTCCTTTGGCTCGCAGCCCCCGCACGACCGGAATGTCGCCCTCTGTAAGCTTGGCCCTTCCGGTTCGGCTGCCACGTGCAGTTCTGCCGTGCCGATGTTTGTCCTGGGCGTTTGCCGCTGGGGTATCCCAACGAAGGTTGTCGAGTCGGTTGTTCAGTCGATTCCCGTCGTTATGACATGCCTCCATTCCCAGAGGGCTCGTTCCGACAAATGCCTCCAGGACGAGACGGTGAACAGATCGCCAATGAAGCTTGCCGTTCCGAGTTAGCCCGACGCGTAAATACCCGCGCCTCAGTTGGGGTTTGAGCCGATGCCACTCGTCCGTTTCGTTTTCCCAGCGGTTGAAAGCTCGACAGGACCAAACGGTTCCGTCGTTGCCCACTCGATAGCCTTCAAAACCGAGAATCTCTCGAAACTCGGTTTCGTCGGCTGCACGTTGTTCGATCTCGAACATCACGGACGCCTCCACGGGGGCGTGTTGTTGGCAGACTGCGGCTGGGCGTTCGCTGCCGGCGCGGCCATGGGCGTGTCCTTCTTCGAGTAGCCCTTGATCTCGTTGGTGATCTCGCCGGTGTCCTGGCGCTTCTTGCACCGCACGTGGACCGTGACGGGCAGGTTGTGCAACTCCACCGAATCCTTAGGCGCCATCACGCCGACGGCCCGACAGATCGCGGACAGCTCCGCGCGCGCGAACTGCACCGCAGTCGCGTTCGGGTTGTCGAGGTTCAGACGCGCCCACAGCAAGCGGTTCTTGAAGGGGCCTTCCATGATCTGGAAGGTGAGTTGAAGAAAGTGCCCGGTGCCGGCCTTGTTCGGCTTCATCTCGCTCTCGGTGATCACGGCGAGATACTTGCCAGCCGGGATGGGATCGAAGTCGGTGGACGGTTCGACCTGGTTGGCGTCGAACCCGCGCAGATCAGCCATTGGTCTTGGCTCCTTCTTTCTGGTTGAGGGAAAGGGCCGCCATGAACGCCGGCCACGACAGCGGCAGGTCGTCAGCGATCCCGAAACGGTTCTTGGCAATGCAGCTTGGACCGCCGACGCAGCGCAAGATGCGCTCGCCGCCGTCCTTGCCGATGGCATGGGCGATGGTCCGCTTGCGGTTGAAGCCGGCGTCCTCGGTCTGCGTGCGAATCTTCCGCGTGGCGAACAGCACGGCGTCGCACCACTCGCTGACCAGCGCGGCCGCGTGCTTGTGCAGCCGGGGTGAGTAGCGGTCATAAGGCGAGGATTCCGGGTCCTCAAACTTCTCGACCTTGGCGTGGGCGATCAGCAGCACGACCATGCCGCGCCCAGCCCGGAGCAGGTTGAGCTGGTCGATGACCTCGCGCCAGAAGGTCAAGGCGTGCGTGTAGCCCTTTGCGAAGCCGCCGTCGGCCTTCTCGATGGACTTGACGCCCGACTCCTGGCAGACGCGGTCCCAGATCATGCGCTCCAGCCAATCGAGGCTGTCGATGACCACGGTCTCGTACTCGTGCTTCTCGATGCGGAGTTCCGCCAGCGCGCCGATCACGTCGTCGAAGGTCGTGGCCAGCGGGAACTCGTCGCAGGCGATTTCGTCCAGGCCGTCCTCGGTCTGGATGAAGACGGGCCGGGGTGCCCCGGCCGCGAATGTGGACTTGCCGATCCCCTCGGTGCCGTAGACGAGCAGCCTTGGCGGCTTCGGGGTCCGGCCCCGCTGGACGCGGGACATCAAAGTCATGCGTGGACCTCCTCGGGTTGGTGGGTGGTGACGGATTGAGGTTGGACCCGTTCGATGTGGAAGGCGTCTTCGCCGAACTCCCGGAAGAGGAGCCCGGCGAAGACGTGCGCGATCATCTGGCCCACGCGATTGCCGCCGTCGATGGCGATAGCGTGCTTGTCCGCATCGACCTGGTAGTTGGCGTCCAGGCGGACCTGGACGCGGCCAGCCAGCCCTTCGACGGCGAACATGGCCAGATGCAAGGACATCTCGGCTTCCGCCAACGGGACGTGCGGCTCGAATACGAACAGAATGGAACCGCCCATGACCAGCCTCCCAGAGAGTCGGTCTCGGTGATCGCCTCGTCTGTTACGTATGCCGTTGCGAGCCGACGTGTCCGGCGCTCACCGCGGGTCGAACCCGGCCTGCTCAAAGAACGGCTTGGCGGCGGCGACGGTCTTCCGCACCTGACGGCGGGAGACGCCCAGGTCGCGGGCGACCGAGGCAACCGTGCCGCCCATGAGCCGGCGGCACAGGTCGCGCATCGCCTCGGGCATTTGCGCCAGGGCATGCTCGACCGCCTCGGCATCCTCGCGGCGCAGCGCCTCGTCGTGCTGTTCCGCCCCGGTGCGGCGCGCCAGATCGTCGGCGGACACCGCCGTCGAAAGCGGCTCGGGCGTTTCGCTCCTCGGCGCGCGCAGGCTGTGGAGGGATTGTGTGCGGAAGCCGTTGCCTCGCTTATGCCGTTGGCGGGCACGCAGTAGCATCGCCACGGCGGTGTTCACCACGCGGTCGATGAAGGTGTCGAGTGACGCCTTCGCCGGATCGAACTGCTCGGCCGCCTTGACGAGAGCGAGCCAGAGTTCCTGTTGCAGGTCCTCCGGCTCGGCGGACTGGAAGTCCTGGCGTTGACTGAGTTGGCGGGCCTTGAACTTGATGAGGTTCTTGGCGTAGTCGGTGAGGACGAACTCTTTCCCCTGGGCATGATCCATGACGGCCTCCGAGACCGGAGGCTGCGACCACGGGCATCGCCCCATGAGGAGCGAAAGCGCTGTGCTGCGGTGCGTCACCGCAAGACCACACGAGCGC